GCACGCCGATACATTTGTTCTAAATTATTTTGCATGTTTTCTCCTTTGTTTTGTTAAACATTGAAATTCGTGTTTGCCGTATAGGCGCGGCCTGTATAACCCGCGGGGTGCACGGGTGTCGGCGCGATTGTAATTGCGCCCGCCACCGCGTCCAGACCGTCGTCGTGTTCCGTTCCAATTGGTGACCACCCCATCATTTCGGCAACAAATGGTGTTTGCGTTATTTTGCGGTGCGCATACAATCGCCCCGCAGCCAACGTTGGTTCAATCGCGTCCAAGATTCGGTCAACCTTTGGCCGATTGTTGGTAATACGCGTGATTGTGATTGGCGTGCCGGCACGTATTGCCGCGTCGCACATTATTTCTGGTAATGCATTTTCAATGTCATTTGTTTCAATCGTGATTCGTCGCATAAAATGTCGTGAATAAAAACACATCGCGATGCATCATCGCGGTACAAGACGACGCACACACTGCCATCGCGACCACGACGTCCCGTCGATGGGTCCCAATATGCCGCTGCGCCTGTAATTTTATGCGCACCAATTTGTGCGGTACGCGCGTCAAACACATCGTCGTATAATCGCATTGCCCCAGGGTCCAGACGCGCGCGCGTCGGTGCGACAGGTTGCAACAACATCTGTGATGCAAAATGACGCGGGCCGGTGGCGTCACGCAATTCTGCGATGCGCGCAGGCGGGAACAATTCAGGCCACGCAGACGCACCCGTCGCATCAATTATCGGTATTTTCAATACGTTGTACCCACGTAAAAAAGGCGTTGAAAAACCAAAATTTTTAGATACTATATCAGACATGGATTTTACCCCTAAAACTTTACCAACGAATTTGGAGGCCGAACAGGCCGTCTTGGCCGCGGTGCTGATGAACAACCGCGCATTGGAACGCATTTCTGATTTCTTGAAACCAGAACATTTTTCGCATCCTGCGCACCAAGAAATTTACAAGTTGGCGGAACGTCAATTTGCCGCCGGCATTCCGTTTGATATCATCACGGCGAAAAACTATCTGGACCAACAAGGGACGTTGGAATCTGTTGGTGGCGTTGATTACCTGACCCAGTTGGCGGGGGCCGGCGCAACTGTTGTAAATGTTGAACAATACGCACGCATCGTATACGACAATGCATTGCGTCGTGAACTGATTGAATTGGGGCAATCAATTACCGACAACGCTTTTGTAGAGGATTTAGACAATCCTGTTTCAACCCAGATAGAGGTTGCCGAACAAAAGTTATTCAATTTAGCGTCGTCTGGCGAATCCAAGCGCGAGGTTGCACCTATTGCCACCGCATTGGCTGGCGCACTGAAAGAGGCCGAGGTTGCATACAAGGCCGATGGTAAGTTGTCTGGTCTGACAACGGGTTTGAACGCGTTGGATAAATCCATCAGTGGTCTGCACCACAGTGATTTGATTATTATCGCGGGTCGTCCGGCAATGGGTAAAACAACGCTGGCGATGAACATTGCGTTCAATGCCGCAAATGCTATTTTATCGGGTCGTGCCAACGAACAGTACAAGGGCGCGGTTGTGTTTTTCAGTTTGGAAATGTCCCAAGAACAACTGGCGGCGCGTGTGCTGTCGTCACAGTCCAAGGTTCCAGCAACCGCCATGCGCGAAGGGTCTTTTTCAGACGAAGAGTTTTTGAAAATGACCCAGTATGCACAGGCAATCGGTCGCGTGCCACTGTTTATTGATGACACCCCTGGGATGTCCGTGCCAATGATTCGCACCCGCGCACGTCGTTTGGCACGCAAGTGTGGTGGGATTGCGTTGATTGTTATTGACTATCTGCAGTTGATGACGTCCCCAGGCGGTCGCAAAAACGATAACCGTGTCCAAGAAATTTCCGAAATCACACGTGGGCTGAAAATGCTGGCCAAAGAATTAGATGTTCCGGTCATCGCCCTGTCCCAGTTGTCGCGTAGCGTTGAAAACCGTGATGACAAACGCCCACAGTTGGCGGACTTGCGTGAATCAGGGTCTATTGAACAGGACGCTGATATTGTTATGTTCACGTACCGTGAAGAATACTATTTGGAAAATCGCGACCCGTCACAACGTATTTCGGGCAACACCAATGCCAATATTCAGGAATCGTATCAAAAGCGTTTGGAACGCTCGCGCGGAAAGGCCGACGTTATCATCGGCAAAAACCGTCATGGTCGTCCTGAAACCGTACGTATGGCGTTCTTTGGCGATTACAGTTTGTTCGACAATCTGGACGAGATTGAGGCCCGCGGCGAAAATGATTATTCCAACACATCGCCTGCCAAGGAATCAATGGCCGACGACACAGGTGCGCCAGAGCAAATTGACCCATCAGCATTTCCAGACGATTTGTAATTATTTCCTTGCGGCGGGCGCAAAAATTGACTAATATTTTGTCAAGAAATATTTAATCAGGAGTTCTGCGATGGCCCAAGAAGAAATCATATTTCCAAACAATATCAGAAACATTCGTATGGCAACTGGTATGAAAATGACCGAGTTGGCGCGTCAATCACACCTGTCTTTGTCCGCTGTGTCCAAGATTGAAAAGGGTGTCCGTCGCCTGAACCAAAAACAGTTATTGAATATCTGTGATAACGAAGACAGCGGTCTGAAAATCTTTGGCAGTGGTCTGCGCAAGATTCGTCAACAAACCGGCAAAACAATCGCACAGGCCGCCGCAGACGCAGGTATGACATTGTCCGTATATCACAAGATAGAGGTTGGCCAGCGCGAAATTTATCAAAATGAAATTGAACCATTGGCAAAATCTTTTGCAATGAGTGCCGAAAAACTGTTCGATAAAATTGCCACCCTGTACAAATCCGGCGAATTAAACAAGCAAATCAGCAAGGTCAAAGAACGCGTTAAATCCGTATTGATTCCTGACAATCCGGCATCTGGGATTGATATGCATGGTGGGTTGTATGGTGCAAAATTGTACGACAGCGCACGCAAAAAACTGGTTCCTGTATTCGGTACGCCAGATGGCAAAT